TCTTTATCTATTTAAATATGAATATTTGATATTTTTAATTCAATCCCTATTGCTAGTGCTTAAATATTATGCCAATATGAAGTTGGAGATATTTCCGAATAGATATTTCCTATTTCAGGTCTAAGCGTTTTTTTTCGCTAAGCCCATTTCTGAATAAAAATAGGAAGTGGGCTTTTTTATTTTTAAATATTTCAGTATTATCAGTGTGTTGCTTTAAGTAACACTAAACCTTATTGATCAGCGCAAATATCAAAAAAAGGGGGAGCTTGCCTACTAGGCAAGCTTTTTAAATTGATGATTTAAACACAATAATCCATTTTAAAGCTCAATAGAAAGATCAAACTTCCATAGCTTTTATTCGTACTAATTTATTGAATATAATCGTTTTTATAATTTTTAAAATTTCCTTAAACTAAAAATGGAAAATTTCTTGTTGCAACATTGTTATAATAGGATTACCTTAAGAAAAATACTTTATAAAAATGAGGAGCTGCTGAAATGCCACAGTATCTCATGTTTGCGGAAAATATTTATAACAAAATTAAAGATGAGGAATTGTTTTCACATGACTGTATTGAAAATATGAACTTACTTATGACATGTATACGCAGAGAAATTGAGGGAACAGAATTTAAATTAAAATATAATTTTATTGATTTTGTTGAATTGTTTAGTAGACCATTAGATGAATGTAAAGTAAAAATAGATGTGAGTTTGATTCCTCCTCATAATTCAGAAGGTGAGTATATTTTATGGTTAGCTGGATTAATCGAAAAAATTACAGAAGGTGGACCTAAACCACCTCCGCCTATAAAGAAGTTTATTCCAGAGTATATGAGCTTGAAATTTGAATTAGATTTTTTACCCTTAAATGAGGAAAAAATTCAAAACGAAGGTAAAGAAATTACGGATTACTTTAATTCAAAGCTTTATAAGGCAACTTTTAAGAAGTAATACTATATTGCCTGTGAGTTTAGCCACCGCCTAAGGGCGGTTTTTTTTATGGGTAAGAATAATGGATTCTACAGAATACTTTTGGCTTACTCGGAAAAAAGAACCTAAAACTAAACCTAAAAGCCGGCCATTGCCTAAGGCGAAGCAAAAATATCTCGAGGCTGAGGCAACACTTAAGGAAGAACTTGAGGATTTGGCGATTGGTTTTGAAAGTAAGTTTCAACCGATCCATACCAAACACTGGCGCTTTGACTTTCATATTGTGAAATTGCGTTTGCTCATTGAAATTGAGGGCGGTTCCTGGTCTGGTGGGCGTAGTGGAAAACTGTCAAATAAAGCATGGAGTCTTGATCGATATGATCATGCTGAAGAGATGGGTTACAAAATAGAGCGCTTTCATCCAGACTCTGTTTTGTCGGGATATGTCATTAACTGGATAAAAGACGAATTAGCGAGAATTGAAGATGGAGCAGATCAGACCATTTCCACCGACTGATTTTATTGATCAAGCAGATGAAGAAGAAGCAATAAGACTAACACCAGCACCAGATCTAAAAAAATGGGTTGTTGCTAATTACTTAACTATTGGTGGACCTCTTTATAACCCCGATCATGATCACATAGCTGAGCTGCTTCACGATAATGAAGAATTTTTAGCATTTGCTTGGGCCTCTTCTGCATATAAAAGCAAGCAAGCTATGGTGTTAGGCCAGTGCGAAAAAGTCATGTTCAATGTTGGTGGATGGCGTAAGGCCAGACAAGAGCAACAGATGCGAGACTGGTTCGGCTTTGTGCCAACATACTTAATAACTGTCGACGCTTCTTTCTGTGAGCGTGCAAACGATACAGAGTTCTGTTACTTACTTGAACATGAGCTTTACCACATTGGAGTGATGAGAGACGAGGACGGAGAAATTGTTTATAGCGATAGTTCTGGTCTTCCTAAGCACTATCTTGCAGGTCATGACGTTGAAGAGTTTATTGGCGTAGTTAAACGTTATGGACCAAGCAAAAATGTTAAACGACTTATTGAAGTCGCAAAAAATCCGCCGTTTGTTTCGAATCTTGATATTTCAAAATGCTGCGGAAACTGTGTAATCAATTGAGCCAAATGGCTTTTTTTTTGCCCATTTTGTTATACGTAGTTATACGATGAGGAAGTTATGGCGACACTAAAAGAGCCTGTAAAAATCTTTATAGTTCAGTCTCTTGCTTGTCGTGATACACCTCAAGAAGTAGCTGAACTCGTAAAACAAGAATTTGGCGTTGATATAGATCGTGTTCAAGTTGCAACTTATGACCCTACAAAGGTTGCTGGTAAGAACTTAAGCAAAAAGTATGTCGAACTATTTGAAAAAACCAGAGATGAGTTTGATAAAGGCTTAATTGATATTCCAATTGCTAATAAGTACTACCGATTGAAGCAATACCAAAGACAACTTGAGAAGACTAGAAACGTCAAAACAGCCTTAAAAATTCTTGAGCAAGCCGCTAAAGACATTGGTGGTCAATTTACTAATCGCCAAGAAATTACAGGCAAAGACGGCGGACCAGTCCAAACAGTTAATTCTGAAATTCAAGTTCCAATGGAAGATTACTTAAAAGCGCGGAGGGAAGTCTTAGATGAGTACTGATGCGGCTCGGGATAAAGCCATCCGGATCGAGGCGCAAGAAGATTTATATTTCTTCACAAGGTACATGTTTAAGGAGCGCCGTGGTTATAAATGGATGCAAAATTGGCACCACTTAGAAATCTGCGAAGCTTTAATGAAAGTTTATCGCGGAGAGATAAAGCGGTTAATTATTAACGTTCCACCACGATATTCTAAAACTGAAATTGCTGTAATTAATTTCATGGCTTGGTGTTTTGGTAAGAATCCAGACTGTGAGTTTATTCATATCAGTTACTCGGCAATACTTGCCGCAAATAATGCATTTCAGACTCGTAATATGGTTCAAGAAAAGGCTTATAAAAAGGTCTTTCCTGATCTTAAGTTACGTGAGGATAGTAAAGCTAAGGATTTCTGGCGCACAGATGCAGGCGGAGTCTGCTATGCGACTGGTACTGGCGGTACCATTACAGGTTTTGGTGCAGGCAAAATGCGTGAAGGCTTTGGTGGTTGCATCATCATTGATGACCCGCATAAGGCCGATGAAGCCAAATCAAAAACTATCCGTGAAGGTGTAATTGACTGGTTCCAAAATACTCTCGAGTCTCGTACTAACTCACCGGAAACACCAATTATTGTCATTATGCAGCGTCTTCATGAAGATGATTTGGCAGGATGGCTGCTAGGTGATAGAAAAGACGGCGTTCCTGTAGCTGGTGGTAACGGTGAGGTTTGGGAGCATCTAGGTCTTTCGGCTATTCAAGAAGACGGATCTGCATTGTGGCCAGCAAAGCACAATATTTAAAAGTTGAAGCAAATGGAGCAAGCTGCGCCGTATGTTTTTGCCGGGCAATATCGTCAAATGCCATCACCGCCAGCAGGCGGTTTTTTTAAGCCTGACAATATTGAAATTGTGGATGCTTTACCTGCTGATGTAGTGAAGCAAGTAAGGGCATGGGACTTCGGTGCTACTGAGAATGAAGGCGACTTTACAGCAGGTGTTAGAGAAGCTCTTGGCGCAGATGGCTTTACCTATATCATTGATGTAACCAAAGGGCAACTTGGTCCAGACAATGTCAATAAGCGCTTAAAACAAGTCACAGAGTTAGATGGGATGGGTGTAACGGTAAGGATTCCTCAAGATCCTGGTCAAGCTGGTAAATCACAAGCAAGTGCATTCGTAAAACTTCTTGCAGGATATGACGTCAAAGCCAAACCAGTTTCGGGAGACAAACTCACACGTGCACAACCTTTTGCGGCCCAAGTTAACGTAGGAAATGTACGTATGCTCAAAGGTGAATGGAATAAGGACTTTATTGATGAGCTTCGTCATTTTCCTAACGGTACACATGATGACCAAGTGGATGCAGCCTCAGATGCGTTTAATGAATTACATGAAGGTTTTGAAGCCTTCTTTGCTGATATGGGATTTGCACGATGAGTGATGTAACTTTTCAACATCCTGAATATGTTAAAAACTTGCCATACTGGCAAAAACTTGATGATGTTTGTGAAGGTGAGGATGCAGTTAAGGCTAAATGTGAAAAATATTTGCCGATGCCAAATGCACATGATAAGTCACCTGCAAATAAAAGTGCTTATGAGGCTTATCTTACCCGTGCAGTCTTTTATGAAGTAACAGGGACGACATCAAATAGTTTAGTTGGAGCAGCTTTTGCTACCGATCCAAGTTTTAAATTTCCTCCGGAACTTGCTCATTTAGAACGTAATGCAAATGGGGCAGGTCTTAGTACTTACCAATTGGCTCAAAATGGTATTCGCCATTTATTAAAGCATTATCGTTGTGCTTTATATGTAGATTACCCGGATGTATTACCAGCTCGCAATCTCGCGGAATTTAAAGCGCAAAATGCCTATCCAATGATTCATTTATTGAATGCCATAGATGTAGTGAATTGGGATTCAGTTATGGTCGATAACCAGAAAAAACTTTGTCTCGTGGTTATCCGTGAATTTAGGTCTGAGCGCGGTGCTGATGGATTTAGTAAAACCGAACAAGAGCAATATCGTGTACTTCGTTTAGAGCAAGAGGGTAATGGGGAATATATTTATTCCGTTCAGGTGTATACAAAGGGTGAAAAGGGTAACTGGGTTGGCGGAGATAAGAAGTTTCCAACAGATTACAACGGGAATTTCTGGACCTATATACCTTTTACATTTGTAGGTGCAATTGATAATTCAGAAGAGATTAAGAAGCCGCCATTACTTCCTTTGGCCAATCTCAATTTAGCCCATTATCGTGACAGTGCGGACTTTCAAGAGTCCGTTTTTTTTATGGGGCAACCTCAATACTTTGCGAAGGGTGTTACATGGGAATGGTACGACCAAGCCAAAAAACGTGGCATATACATTGGTGCGAAAGTACTTTTGCCTTTACCTGAAAATGGTGGATTAGGAATTGTTCAAGCTGACCCTAATACTCTTGCCCGGGAAGCGATGAAAGATAAGTGGGAAAAAATGAAGGAGATGGGGGCGCGTTTAATTGAGAAGGGTACAGCGGGTAAAAAGACTGCTACGGAAGCGAATAGCGATGACGCTGTTCAACATTCAGTTCTTTCGCTCTGTGTAGTCAATATGAATGAAGCATTGTCAGCAGCATTACGATGGGCAGCAAAGTTTGTAATGCCAGATGTCGATGTTCTCTCTAAGGACGAATTGGTATTTGAAATCAGTCAGGAATTTAACAAGCAAGGTTATTTAGCTGAGTTAGCTAGACAGTTATTCGAAGCAGCTCTACAAGGCCGTTCTTCATTTAAATCGTGGTGGGAATACAACCAAACAGGTATGTTTCCAAAACAAAAATATGAAGAAGAGTTGCAGAATGTTGAAGCTGAGCAAGATGGGACTTTAAACCAAAGGTAGAGTGAGATGGCAGCAGATATCGAAAAGCTTTTTGAAGCACTTACTCAGCATCAAGCTTACCTTTATCGTGCTTCATCAAAAACGGTAAATGAGTTATTGGCTTTATTCAATGATGATACGAGCAAGATGTTATCTAAGCTTCGGGATTTATTGGATGAGCTTAATGAGTCGGAGAAAGTTGCTTTAGCAGGTGGTAAATATACAACTTCAAATCTCAGGGAAATTAAAGATTTGATTGCCCAGTGGTTTGCTAGTGTAAATACCAGCTTGCCTGAAGCATTCGCCGTCTCTGCTACAGCTTTGGCTGTTTATGAGGCCAATTACGTAGCTAAGCTCTATGGAGCAAAAATTAATAAGCCTGATGGGGAAAAACTATTTTTATCCGCTAAAAAAGTTCCGTTGGCAGGTGGCGCTCTTGTCGATGATCTGCTTTCAAGAATTGCTGAAAGTGCCCGTCAAAAGGTTGAGTATGCAATTCGAGATGGTATTAATTCAGGCAAAACTAACCAAGAAATTGTTCAGCGTATTCGAGGGAGCAAACGGCTTAACTATGAAGATGGGATCTTAAATGGTACCAAAACTGATATTGAGCGAACGGTAAGAACTGTGCGAAGTCATGTAGCTAATCAAGCATATCTGAATAGCTTTAATCAATTGGGCTTTGAATATGTACGATTTGTTAGTGTACTTGATGGAAGAACTTCTAAGTTGTGTGCTTCGCTTGATGGCTCCATCTGGGAAATAAACGACCCCGCCAAACGTGTACCACCGTTGCATCCTCATTGCCGCAGTATTTTGGTACCAGTTGAGAAAGATGGGAAACTCCTAGGGGAACGTCCATTTGTAATGGATGAGCGCAAAGTAAAGGACATCCCGAAAGATGAGCGTAGCCAATTAATAGGGCAACTGGACGCAAACACCACATTCAAAGAGTTCTTTAAGAAAACAGATGATTTCTTTCAAAAGGAATGGCTAGGACCAAAGAGGTACAAGCTTTATAAAGAAGGAAAGTTTGATTTTGAAAAGTTCTTTGATCCTGAAGGCCGTTTGTATAGCTTAGCTGAGTTAAGAAAGTTGGATGAAAAATCTATTAAAAAGTTGGGTCTGTAATTTTTTCTTATGTTATATTTTTTAAAACATCAGAATTTATACAATATGAAAACAATAGCTTTTGTATGTCTAACTCTAATTTCCATCACTTGTTTAGCTGAACCAAGTCAAAAATATCTTAAAGAATATGATCGTTTGTCTGAAGCTTTGGAGTCAGCAATGGCAAATGCATATTCTTTTGATCCTACAACTGGTCAAGTAAAACAGGCTACTCAATATTTAGAAGCTAAAAATAATTTATGTAGAGCTGCCCAGGCGAAACTAAACCTCACCACGTTTTTAAAAGACAATTTAGAGGAATCTAAAGAGCTTTATAAATCTATTGATGGTGCAGAGACTCTAGATAAAAATTATCTTAGTGGGCAACAGCAGGAACAGCAAACTCTCGTTTCAAATTTGAAAAAAGACCTTGTTGGAACTGGATTTAACTGTGAGTAATTATTGCCGATTACAGGTAATTCTAAACTCACTTAAGACACAATTTTCACCTATATAAGCGCCCAAATGGCGCTTTTGTCATTTATGGAGTTTGGCTTATGAGTGAATCAAAAGTTAGACATTTGGTACTTAAAAGAGTTTCAGATAAATCTTCTCATCTTGCTCTTTGTGACGAGGAAACAGGTATTCCATTAGCTGGATTAACCTCTGTAAAAATGAATTGTAGTGTTTTTGAGGGTCCAGCGACTATCACGGCAACATTTGATGTAGGTGGTCCTCAAGGCATCCGCTTAGTTGGTGATGAACCTAGATCAGAGGTTTGGAATAAAAAGTAAACGTAGCTAAAGGTACTACAAATGTCTGAAAAGCAAATCAATATGTCAGATGCTCAATATATTCTGAGCACAAAATTAATTCTGGTGCCATTTCTTCAAATTAAGATTTCAAGAGCCATGGCAATTTATGGTTTTACTTTTGAAAGATTAAAAGCGATTGCACTCATCAATTAGAACTTAATTTTTAACCTTAGCACCTTCGGGTGCTTTTTTTGTGAGAAGAAAATGATCAAAGAAGTAACAGAGCAAGAGTTAGCTGAAAAGTCTGTGGCACCCCGAGTAACTAAAGCGCAAATTGATTCATTGATGGAGCGTGTTACTTATACGGTAGAGCAACGCCCCGGAGGCACGACATCTACTTTTGTACATGCATTTTTAGATGGAAAGTTTTTTCTAGCAACGGGTTTTAGTGCATGTGTGAATGCTGAAAACTTTGATGATGAAATTGGTGAGCGTATGGCTCGTGGAAATGCAGAAAAGTCAGCCGAAAATAAACTTTGGGAGCTAGAAGGCTACCGTTTATTTGCAACAAATTTCTAAGCTTTCAATCGAAATTTAGCGCCCTAAAGGGCGCTTTTTTATTGCCTGCCGAAAGCGGATGCTAACGGCGAATCCGGGCGGATGCCCATTTTGTATATATAGGTTGGATGGCCAATGAAACTTAAAACAGTAACAATCGACGGTAAAGTTTATGCGGAAGTAGACGGTGATAAGCCGATCTATATTCATGATGACGGCAAAGAAATGCCACATGATGCACCACACTCGGTAGCAACAATTGCACGCTTAAACAATGAAGCTAAAACACATCGTGAAGCCAAAGAAGCAGCCGAAAAAGCATTAAAAGCTTTTGAAGGAATTGAAGACCCAGCGGCAGCTAAAAAGGCATTACAAACAATCCAAAATCTCGACGATAAAAAGCTGGTGGATGCTGGTGAAGTTGAGAAAGTGAAAGCTGAAGCTATCAAGGCAGTTGAAGAAAAATATGCTCCGATTGTTGAGCAACGTGACGCACTAGAAGCCTCTTTACATAAAGAACTAATCGGCGGTGGTTTTGCTCGTTCTAAGTACATTCAAGACAACATTGCAGTACCTGTGGACATGGTTCAGGCAACCTTTGGTCATCACTTCAAAATCGAAGAAGGCAAAGTGGTTGCATATGATCCGAACGGCGAAAAGATTTATTCACGTGTCCGCCCGGGTGAACTTGCAAATGTTGATGAAGCTTTAGAGTCATTGGTTGGTGGATACCAGCATAAAGACTTAATTCTTAAAGGTGGTAAAGGAACTGGTGGCGGTTTTCAAGGTGGGGGCAAAGGTGGAGCACCTACAGGAATGAAACGCAGTGAAATGTCTGTTTCTCAGAAAGCAGATTACATCAAAGAACATGGCAATGATGCCTTCCTAAAACTACCGAACTAATCATTAAATATTTGGAGAAAAGTAGTTATGACTACGACAGTTAATTCCGACATGATCATCTACAACCAACTGGCCCAAACAGCGTATTTAGAACGTTTACAAGACAATTTGAATGTCTTTAATGAAGCTTCCAATGGTGCGATTATTTATCGTAATGAAATCATTCAAGGTGACTTCAATAAAAATGCATTCTACAAAGTTGGTGGTAGCATTAAACATCGCGATGTGAACTCCAATGCAAAAGTAACTCCGGAAAAAATCGGTGCAGGTGAGTCTGTAGGTGTAAAAATTCCATATAAATATGGTCCTTATGCATCAACTGAAGAGGCATTTAAGCGCCGTGCTCGTACACCAGAAGAATTTGCTATGGTTGTTGGTTACGATCTTGCAGATGCATTGGTTGCAGG